AGGCACAGGGTTTAGTGTCTCGCCTTTAAAAATTACAGTCTTGTCTGCGTCTACAGTTTCAATATTAGTTTTATCAACTTCACCTGTAATTTTAACCATCTCAAATATGCCCAAACCATGTGTATGTTTTAGCACATCTTTTAAAATATCTTTAATTACCATTTATTTTGTCTCCAAGAGTTTTCTTTATTATACATTATTATTTAGATAAGTCAAGTAAAAATACATCATTTTTTCCGATCAAAATTCAAAAAATGCTTGTAGTGTTTCACTTTGTTTTGTACGATCTAGATCAAAACCCATTGGGCCTAAAACGTTCTCTATCTTTTTATCTACCACTACTTCTTCCATAGCCTCATCATCAAACGGCAACTCTTTGAACCACTTGGGTAAGTTGAGTTCGTCTGTAGGATAAGCAACACTAGTATAACCCATAGGGTTATTTTTAAGTTTACATACAATAACTTTCATACTGTCTGAAACAGGCAGACTGTAAGTATCACTGTTTGCCTTTTTAAGATTATTCCAGTTAATACTTGCTCTAACATGTCCAGGTATCATATTACTTTTACCTTCATTCTTAACTGCTTCTAATTTATGTAATCTATAGTTCTCAGGAACCTTAGCCTGAGAGTTCATCTTAGCCGTGTACATTGTGACATTATTTGCACGTTTAGGCGTACCTTTTTTCCAAGGTTCTAAACTGTTGAAATATTTTTTAAAGTCTGTAATCATTTGTAAAACTTCATCTTCACTTGCACCGTTTAATGCTTCTATTAAAAGTTCTTCTAAAAAGTCTTGAATAAATTCTGGAGTATCACTACGTTTAATTTCTAAGCCCATTGCCTTAAGTTTACCACCTTCAGGCTGATAACCTTCTATATCTAAACAAAAAATTGCATATCTTTTCTTTGTGAGAAACAATCCAGACTTACCAACTACTTCTCTTCCTGCTTTCATTACTTGACCTGTTTCTAAAGGCACATTAAATGTGTCTGCTAAAAACTGTGGGAATGTTTGGCTTACTTCATTAGATACATGATCATATAATTTAATTGCTCTATCCATATCTAAACTTTCTCCTTCTGGAAGAGCAGGAACGGCAGTAAAGTAAACAGAATCTGTATCACCATAAACAATACAATCACCTTCAAAGTTATAATCGCCTGTAAGTAACCTATTTGTTTCTGCCGCCATATGCTTTGTAATACTTCTACCTGTAAGTGTTGTACTTTGTCCAATACGTTTATCATAAAATCTACAACCAGGATTCAATATCGCACCATATAAACTGTTCAACTGAATCTTTTTAACCAACTGCCTTTTATCCCAAAATGCAACATCTTCAGGTGTTTTTGCATTCTTTTTCTTCTTCTGCATTTCCTGTCTTTCAGCATACCAACGTTCTAATAATCCAGGAACTACTCCTTGTACATCTGTTTTAAATATTGTGCCGTTAGCACTAATGTTCCAGGGTTGATCACTGTTAAAGATTAAGTTATAAATATCAGCACCTGTAACTTCATGTGTACTACCGTCTTCCATATCTAAATTCAAAGGATGATCTACATCTTTATTGACTACATACTCAAACTCATTTACACAAAATTTGTTATGCCATGCATCAGCAAAACTTTTCTTTTCAAGTTTCATTGCATTTGTAATTTCTTCGTCTGTGTAATCTAAACGTATTTGCCCTACAATAGTTTCAGGAGCCATGTTTAATGCACGGAACACACTAGGATATAGACTGTTTAAGTCCATACTACCTATCCATTCGTGAAAGCCTTTTTTAGGAGTTGCCACAAAGGCACCAGCCGCAGTATCTCGCTCACGTTCACCTTTGTGCCTATCAGGAACTACCATACCACGTCTATGTGCTTCATTAATAATTGCTTGTTCTGTTGTTGCAACTGCACCCATTGTTACAGGAAGTAATACTGTATTTTCATGTGCAATAATGTTTGCAAGATCTATGAACTGCAACTTCTGGTCCATTTTGTGTAGCAACATGACGTCTTGGATATTGTATTCTAAAAACTTTAGAAAGTCATGATTGTAAAGTCTATCCAACGAACCTTCATAGGCTACTTTCTTTTCACCTACTTCCATCTCACCAATATAATCTAACCTATAACTGTGACGCTCTTCATAGTTATATTTTCTATAAAGTTCTAAATAGTCTAAATGTATTCTGCCAACTAAATCAAAACTCTGTGTTTCCTTTCCATATTGCACAAAAGATCTTTCTTTAGGAAGTTTACCAAGTAAACACATTCTACGTGTTTCACTTTTACCTAATACCCTTGTTATACGATTCATTATGTAAGGAATATCATATGTTTCAGAGTTCCAACCACTTAGAATATCTGCGTCATCAATTATAGTTAGAAATGTATCCAGCATTTCTCCCTCTGTTCTAAACAACATAACTTCTTTAAGAGGTTTAGCGACTTCTTGTGCCTGTTCCCAACTCAAAGTTTTAGGAGGTACAGCCAAACAGATCATTGCGTCCATCCATTGCAGATAGACACCAATAGCAGTTATAGGAGTAAAAGGATCTTCTGGACTACTAAAACCTCTTTCAGGATCAAAGTCAACCTCAATATCAAAAAATGCTGTTTGTAATTTAGGGGGTTCAACACCGAGATAATGTTTTTCTAATGTTTTGTTTACTGGTCTTATATCAGACTCATACAACCCATTATGTTTTGCTATGCCTATGTTCTTTTTAAAGTCTTTAATGTTTGTACATTTGACTTCAGTGACTGCTTCACCATATATACCTTTATAAAGTCCGTTAGGGTCTTTATAGAAAAAATTGTGTTCTGGTTTTATTTCTTTTATAACACGTTCACCATTAACACGTTCAACAACTGTAACAATGTCTTGGTTCTGATTATAAAAGGCATCTACATAACTCATAGGTACTTCACTCTTAGCATACTACTATTATACAGTAATATACTTTTTTGTCAATTAATTATAGTGTTTTTCCTACTGCTTCTAGGATAGTTTCTAGTTCATCAAACTTGTCGTACTCGTCTTGGAAACCAGCCTTATGGGCAAGTTTGATTGCTTTCATCAAGACCGCAGGTTTTAATTCCATTTCCTCTGCTATTGCTTTTACAGTTTCACGTAAACCTGTGTTTAACGCATCTACCTCATGAAGGACTTGGTCTCCTTCTGTGATAAGTTTTTTAAGTCTAGAGACTTCTTCTTGATTGAAAACTTTGTTGAATGCCATATACTACCTCGATTCTATATTTATATTTACATCTAATTGTGTAATTATAACAGGATTTTTGGTAATGTCAACATCTATTTGAAATACTGATTTAAAACCTGGAAATTGTTCAAATGCTATTGCATCTAATATTTCCCTGTTTGTTATTCTATTGCCTTTGGAATCAAAGGCTTGGAACTGATCACCTACGTGATGTACCTCTACTAGCATTATACTTCAATAGAGGCTTCAAAGGTAAATTGTACATCGTCAAATTCTTTAAATAACATTTCTGAAATTTCATCTCCTTCATCTGAATCTATTTCTTCTGACAATATAATTTCGTATATCCACATATCACCATCGTCATCTTCGCTGGTATATGCTATAACTTCAATACCTATCTTTGCTTTTTCCTCATCATAGGCTGTGAGAACTTTAGTTGGCACGATACTTTGTACTATGTCGTGATAGACAATTACATCCTCATCGCTGAGCTCTTCTCTCGTAAGCATTCGTACAAAGTGTTTTATAAACATGTTATCTCATCATTAGCCAGACTATTAAAGCACCAAATATAATTCCTTCTCCCCAGGCAATCCAAAGTGCAACATATTCTGACGGAAGTTTTGCTACTATTCTAGTAGTTGTTTCCTCGTGCCACTTAATAAAGTCTTTAATCACTGTTCTTGTTTTTACTTGTTCCTGCGTACAAACCAAACCAGGCCGCACCTGCACCAACAATAATACTTATCAAACCACTTTGTTCAAGGCTAGGGTTTTCTAGTCCCATGAACCAAATTGTTGAAAAATAAAGCAAGAATATATAAACACTTAAAAATGCTCTTGGGAATATTCTCCAGGCATCAACTGCCTGTGCTAAATGAATCCACTTTTGATATGGGTTCTTACTGCTGTCTACTGTTTTTGTGTCGACTTCTAGTTCTAACTGTACGACTTTTTTCTCTATGTCTGCCATACTAACTCCCTATGTTATAGTAGTATTTATCGAAAAAAGGTGTTATTGGTACTGCAACCTAGTCAATATTTTCATAACGTTATCCCATGTTTTCATAACGTTCATAATCAACATTGTTGAACCCGCATAAGAACTCCATAGCCTATGGGTCTTCCTAGTGTCTACATAATAGACTTT